TTCATTAGATTGTTTTCCCTGCCCATTTCTTAGAATTGTTATAGGATCACCATTTTCTCCTGTTGAAGACCATTCGTTAGGCTTAATAGTTCCTTTAACAGTTGAACCTAAACGAATACTATTTCCCCACCTTCCTTCTACAATTCTATCTCCTTCGTAGGGTAAAAGGGGATGAATGTTAGCTCTTTCTTTAAAAGTATTTCCTAAAAATATTTCTGTTGATTGGTCTGTAACTCTTCTAACACTACCTGCTTGGGTTTGTTGATAATCTTTTTGTTGAGATGGAGGTAAAATGTTTGAATTTTGGGGGAATGCATTGTGGTGTGGGTGGTTCCAAACCCCAATAGTAGATACATAATAGTTAATTTTGCTTGAAGCAAATGTCCCCATATTAGTATTAGGTAAACTTAATATATAAACTATTTCATTTATAAGTGGAAAAGTTTTATATGAAGCATCTAAAGGCTTTGCTGTGGGGTATAGTTGATTTGGGGGGGTAGGTGAATCAATAATATCATATTCAATAGTTCCCAACCCATTCCATTCTCCTAATTCTTCAAATCTGGGGTGGGTGTCATCCAAAACTATACTAATAACCCTTCCTGTTGTGATTAGACTATTAAGGCCTAATCTTGTAAAAAGATTAAAATTGTTGTCCTTAGAGCGATTGGCTACTCTATTTATAGCTATTATACCTTTAGGAGCAGCCATTACTCAGATTTGTACTTATTTATTTCATCAAGTAATTGTTGTTTTTCCTCGTCGGATATACCTAAAGATTCACTACTTTGATTACTCATGGCGCGTTGTGCTAAAGCAGCCATTTTAATAAGTAAATCATCGTTTTTAACACCAATTTCCATATATTCTTTAATTAATGGAACTATAAGAGTAGCATCACCTATTTCTTCTATCATAGGTTTAAGTTCACCTATAAGCGCGGTAACTTGCTTATCTTTCTTTTTTTGGTTATCGTATATTTCTTCTAAAATATTGGCAAAAGTTTTTTTACCAAATACAATTTTATCAAACTGGCTCATATCTATATTATTATTGTGTTTATAAATATGGGTTTATTCAAACTTTGTATATCCGTTTTCTAGATAAAATGAATAATTTATTTTAAATATGTGACCTAATTGATTAGCTATTTTAGTAATTTTTGGAGTCTTTACATCAATCTGTTCACGAATGTATATGTAAAGTGCTTTTTTATTAAAAATATCTATATCTTCTCTTTTTCTAAAAAGCTCTAAAATAGCATCCGCAACCTGAGCATCGTCTTTTTTAGGGAATAATTTATAAATATTTTCGGTGCAATGTTGTATATAGAAGTCCATGAATTCTATTAATCTACTATTAGGGACATTGTTAATTTGTTCTTCTAAATTATAAGTATAATTTTCATCTTCCTCTAATTCAGTAATTTCTACTTTATCTACTCTACGTTTATAATTTTGATTATTGGATAATATCAAATAACGTTTAGCTATAGTCCCAAAATATGAATATGCTTTAGCTCCTCTACTGGGGTCAAACAAATGAATTTTAGATATTAAAAATGTTATTACTTCGTGCTGTAAGTCTTCAATATTTTCAACTTCGGTGTAATAAAATTTAAAGGTATGAATTATATTTTCGGTTAATTTGAAAAAAGGATAATGAATATATCTTGTATAAATTTTATCCTTAATATAGTCATCAGTAGTATTGTTATATTTAACAATAGCATCTTCAGTTTCTTGGGTAAAATACTGGGTTCCTTTTTTAGGGGTTGCTTCAATCATAATTTAATGTTATAGGGTTTTAACATATCGCTCAAAGCTTTGAGACGTGTAAAGAAAAAACCTACTTCATCATCACTTTTAAAAGTACCACTAGCATCTATTGCATCTATTCTATCATTTACATTGTGTATAATTTCCCCCAAACTATTAATATAAGTTTGGTATGAAGTTATAATATCTTGACGCTTATTAAGTTCATCCTCTAGTCGTTCGACTTTATGGAGAAGATTAAAGGTCGTGTATCCTAGGATCACGACCATTAACGCTAAAATTGCTACTAATATTATCATATACTATCTAATAGATTTTTTAATCCTTCGCTTTTAAGTGAACCTAAAGCTTTGATTTTAGCTGCTGAGGGAGTAGGTTTTTTGTTTGTGTCCAATGTAAAATTCTTTTTAGGGGCCTCCACAGGATTTTTAAACTTAGGTAACCATTCTCTTTCAAATTCAATTCTAGCTGCCATTAAATCGGCTTGGTGTAGGACAAATGGAAGACAAGTACGAGGTTTTTGCTCAGGAGCATAGGACATTAAATATTTTTTGTTCCCTTCATCGTACAAACCATCGTGAGTCTGAATGGCTAACATTTCGTTGAATGAATATTGAACACCGTGAGACTGAAGCAAATACAAACCACGATCAGGAACAGAGGCAAATGCTACTTTATTATTAAACATATAATCTTCACCTAATTTGTCTCGACGCCATTGGTCTGTTTGGGTAACATAAGATTCGTTTTGCTCGTCTCCCATTTTACCTAAGTCGTGATTAATAGCAGAAAATACAAGTTCTTCGATTGTATATGTATCTAAATCTGCTCCCATTTCACCCCATAAATTGTTAAGTTTAAGGGCACATTCTACAACACGATTAACGTGTTCGATATAACCACCCGGAAAAGCGTTGTGATATTCTTTTTTGTGAGCGGCTGGCATTAGAATTAAACGATCTTTATATTGCTCGTAAAATTCTAACAATTTTTCTTTGCGGGGAGAAGATATCCAAGTATTGATGTGTTGGATAAATTGTTCCCAATTTTCTTGGATTTGTTCTGCTGTAAGTTTCATAACTGATTAGTTTAAAGATTATTCTTCACGTTGGACCATGGTTTTAAGATCAGCGATAATTTCTTCGGCACTTATAATTACTTGGTTGTAATCTTCTTTGCTTACTGGACGATCAAGCATAACATACATGGTTTTTAATTTGCCTTCAAGTTTTTCTAACTTGGCCATGGCTAGGTCTTTGTTTCTCATAAATGTGTTTTTTAGATTAATATAATAACAAAATACTAAAGAATCAAGCTTTATTCGCAAATTCTCTAGCTCTGTCTTGAATTTTTTTAAGATGGGCACATTTCTCATATTCTTCATTAGATTCATAATAAGAAATAGCTAAACCAAAACATTTTATAAAAGTATTATCAGCTAATAATTTAAGGGCATCCATATGGGTAGTTTTAGATATATCTATTTTTTCAATAAACTCCCAACTTCTATTATAGATTACATTATTAGTGAGAGCTTTAGCATCAACACCATCAGGCAAAATTGAATTTAATTGAAAATATAAAAGATTATTACTAATAATAATTTTTTTAAACATCCCTAACCAAAATACAGGTGTATTTTTTAAATCAAAGAGCTGTTCATTTTCTTCAATAGAAGGAGAAGATGATGAGGATTGATCAAATAGATCAAATATTTTATTAATGTCCATCTTGCTATACATATGTTGTTCTTATATTTTTTAATCTATGGAAAAGCTGTGTAGGGGAAGCGGGACTCGAACCCACAACCTCGTGCTCCCAAAGCACGTAATCTAACCAATTGATATATTCCCCTAAATGCGGTTCGTATGGGAATCGAACCCATGACCTTCGCAGTGACAGTGCGATATTGTAACCAACTCTACTAACGAACCATTTGAGCGATAAACAGGACTCGAACCTGCAACCTCCGACTTGGAAGGACGATGCTCTACCAATTGAGCTATTATCGCGAATTGAGCGGCAAACTGGATTCGAACCAGCGACCCTAACCTTGGCAAGGTTATGCTCTACCAACTGAGCTACTGCCGCGTTTGAGCTTCCTGTCGGATTCGAACCAACGACCATCCGCTTACAAGGCGGGAGCTCTACCAACTGAGCTAAGGAAGCATTTTTTGTGGACCGTACCGGAGTCGAACCGATGACCTTCTGAATGCAAATCAGACGTTCTAGCCAACTGAACTAACAGCCCTTTGGTTGCGGGAGAGGGATTCGAACCCTCGTGGTTGGGCTTATGAGACCCAGCTGGTGCCATCTCCAGTCTACCCCGCGATATACTTTTGTACTCCGTACGGGACTCGAACCCGTAAGCTTTCCCGTGAAAGGGGAATGTCCTAAACCAATTAGACGAACGGAGCGTCTTTTTGCGTCCTGAGAAGGATTCGAACCTACGGCCTAGCGGTTAACAGCCGCTTGCTCTACCACTGAGCTATCAAGACAAATGGTACCGAAGACGAGACTCGAACTCGTAATGCTATTCAGCGCTGGTTTCTAAGACCAGTGTGTCTACCAATTCCACCACTTCGGCATAAATATACAAAATAATTTTTATTTTACCAAACTATTTTGCGGAAGATATTGGATTCGAACCAATGAACCAGTTTCCCGATTAACACCTTAGCAGGGTGCCGCTTTAGACCAACTCAGCCAATCTTCCTTTGGGGTGAACGATGGGACTCGAACCCACAATTACTAGAATCACAATCTAGTGCTTTACCAATTAAGCTACATCCACCATTTAGCGGCAATGATAATCTGCCGCTCTAGTTGCGATTTGAATATCAGGCTTGACATTCACTTTATATCCCAACGATACAGCCCACCCGCGAGTTGCTCCTATAAGCTTATGGCTAGGGGCAATTTCGTCTTGGTTATAGTCCATATCAATCTCAACATTTACGTTGATTTGTTGGGTAAACCATTCTGCCACTTCTAAAGTACGAACACATTCATCAAATAATCTTGTAAACATATCTCGTACTAGTGGAACTTTTTCTTTTGTATAGATGTAATGAACACCTCTAATACCAAAACGATACGCTATTACAGTTACATAAATGGTTTCTAATCCTATGTTTTGAGAATCAGTGCCAATATGAACTTTTAAATTAGGGTACCTTTTCAAGATTCCTAGAGTATGTTCAACAACCTCTACCACTCTGTTGTCTACTGATCTGAACCTTTTCATTTGTTTAATTTTTTAGTAGCGAGAAGCAGAATCGAACTGCTGGCCTTAGGTTTATGAATCCTACGCTCTAACCATCTGAGCTATCTCGCCATTTTGGCGCGGGTGCAAGGATTCGAACCTCGAACTGCGGTTTTGGAGACCGTAATGATACCATTTCAACACACCCACTTTTTTTTGAGGTACTGGTTGGATTTGAACCAACATAAGAGCTTTTGCAGAGCTCCACCTTGCCAATCGGACACAGTACCAAAATGTGGTTCTTAAACGATTCGAACGTTTAATTCTTCGTCCGTAGCGAAGTGGTTTATCCGTTAGCCTAAAGAACCAAATGTTGGAATAGCCGGATTCGAACCAGCGACCTTTTGAATATCAGTCAAATGCTCTAACCTACTGAGCTATATTCCAATGTGTGCCTGCAGAAGGACTCGAACCTCCGAACTCAAACGAGAACTGATTTACAGTCAGTTGCAATTGCCGCTATGCGATACAGGCGTATTGTGTGGTGATGGACGGAATCGAACCGCCGACACAAGGATTTTCAGTCCTTTGCTCTACCAACTGAGCTACATCACCAAATAACATGAAGTTAGGATACCCGTCTCGTCCTAATCTTAACTGCTTAATCGTAGTTTTACGAGGCCTCGGCAGAGGGTGCTAACTCCATATGGAGACCTGCGCTGGTCTTTTACCCATACTTCTGTTCTTCATGTTTGGTACACCATGATGGATTCGAACCACCGACCCTTTGCTTGTAAGGCAAATGCTCTGAACCAACTGAGCTAATGATGCGTATAACAAAAGAAACAACAAATAACTTTAAGTCGACATCTACATCACGACCTTAGATATCTTCACCCTATGTAGTAGGTTTAGTTTCCTTTGTAGTGACCCCATCGGGACTCGAACCCGAAACCTTCGCATTAAAAGTGCGAAGCTCTAACCAATTGAGCTACGAGGTCTTTTGTACTCCCGACAGGATTTGAACCTGTAACCTCGATGGTATAAGCATCTTGCGCTAACCGTTGCGCCACGAGAGCATAATGTGAGGAAGGAGTGAGATTCGAACTCACGGAGCTTTTACACCCTTCAGTTTTCAAGACTGATGCAATAGACCAACTCTGCCATCCTTCCAATTTTAGTTGACTAATATGGATTCGAACCATAATCCCCCGCCCCAGATTTCAGCCTCAGATATTTACCTACTTTCAAGGAGCAGTGTGCGCCATCACACCATAGCCAATCGAGAGTTTCGAACCTCTCAGTCTTAGGTTAATTACTCCTAAGGTTTGATCGCTGTGCAGGATTCGAACCTGCGGTCTTCGGGCTTCGCGCCCGTGTTCACATCCACATAAACTAAACAGCGAAACTGCAGCTGGTTTTCATCGGCAAACTACTAACCTTTTGCAGATCCCATGTGGTACTTCTGACCCGGTTGCCGCCAGATCATTTTCCCACCCAGGATTTTGCAGTCAGGACAGGATTCGAACCTGTGCCTTGAGACTGACCCCTTACTGACCCTTAGGTATCTACACCCTACCAGACTTGATGTAGTATTTCTTTATCTTAGGGAGTTGCTCTAACCAACTGAGCTACCTGACTATTGTTTTAATCTCTCCAACTAATAAACATTTTGTCAGGGTTTTTTTCAAGCATCTCCAAAGGTTCATCCCACATCATTTTAATTGATGGTGAAGTTAATTCACCATTTGGACATTGAATAACCAAAGGTAGTTTTCTTTTGTCTTCACTAATTCTTTGAAGTTCTTTAATAAAATCATCTATTGTTTTCATAATTTAATTATTTAGTAGTCAGGACAGGACTCGAACCTGTATAATCCTGTTAGGTCTTGCTCTCTGGATAAGGCATATTCAACCGTGAGCAAGGAAGTTGGTATTAGTTATTTCCAACCCACTCTTATTGGTGTCATACTCGCCTGCGTATACCATTCCGCCACCTGACTGATTAAAAAAGAAACAGAGGTCATCCAGTATACAGTGTGCGCCTCACCTGATGCATCAAGGGACTGTGCGTTTGCGTTTTACTTGTTTCTTTGGTAGTCAGGACAGGATTCGAACCTGTAAGTACCGACTGGGCTTATTTCTGTTTTAAATGCATCGCCTGTCCAGTGCGTCTAACCAATTCCGCCACCTGACTATATTTTTTTATGTTGTCCCCCAAGGATTCGAACCTCGATAAGCAGAATCAAAGTCTGCTGTCCTGCCGTTAGACGAGGGGACAATGGCTTTTCCAAGATGTCAAAGAACGATATTTGATTGTTGCTCTCGCAATTATCTTAATATATATAAATATACGAACAAATCGTGTGATCTCCACATTTTTTATATGACTTTTATATGACGTTTTTCAACAAAAAAGCCCGAATTTCTTCGGGCTTGTCGTGAATTTTCATATGTAAGTCATATGCTTCAGACAAGCCCATATAAGGCATAATCCGTAATGGTATTAAACCATTTTGGACTAAAACATATATGGAGTTGTTGTGAAAGCATATCGTATTGTTATATGTTATACATATTATGAAAATAAGAAAAAATTAATTTTTTTTAGCAGTCAGGACAGGATTCGAACCTGTAATTAGGATTATTTAATCGGGCTCCATACCGTACCTACCTTTCGATGCGTCTACCAATTCCGCCACCTGACTAATTTAGTAATTCATCTGTTGAGTATCCAGTCAACATTAAACACTTAATTTCCGTTTTTAACATTCTAACAAATATCAAAAATACTCTTCTACTAGGTCTTTTCCAAAATAATTTCCAAATATAGATTAATGTTCTAAACATAACTTTTATTTTGTAGTCAGGACAGGGCTCGAACCTGTATGTGATTTGACATGCTTTTTTATAATGCTTCTTAAATCACTTATCCGCCTTCAGTTTTTGCGTCTACCATTCCGCCACCTGACTATATTTTAAAATGAACATAAATTATGAAGTTCACTTGAATATCTGCCCCATCCTTTTCCTTTTTTAGGTAATTTTCTTTTATCAACTTTACTACCATCATTCCAAACTAATTTACCATTAACATTTTTGATATATTCATCACCTTCAAATGAATAATGTCTAATCCATGTATGATATTTCAAACAATGTTCAATTGCTTCTTTATTCTCATATAATACCCTTTCGTGAGATGACACATAGGGGTTAAAAAATCTTTCTATAAACATAATTTTAATTTATTTTGTAGTCAGGACAGGATTCGAACCTGTAAGTTTTAATGGATTTCTGCCCATTAATGCGGCTACCAATCCCGCCACCTGACTGTGTTTCCCCACTCTGAGATTCCAAGTGAGTAGTCATTCTGGTTTTTTCCTATTGATGAAACCTACAGGGCATCCCCTATTAAAAAAGTCACACTACGAAGGAGGAGCTGTGATTGGCGCCTTTGACCCTAAGAACTGGCGTTCCGCTGTCCAGTTTAAGCGAGTCTATTGTTTAAGTCTTAGACCAAAGACTCTGAGCACCTCTTACTCATTGTAGTCAGGACAGGAGTTGAACCTGTAAATTGTAAAGGGGTTACGACCTTACTAATTCTATTTTTGCGTCTACCAATTCCGCCACCTGACTATGTCCTCGTCTTTCCGAGGTGTCACCCGTTTCTAGTCTTAGTGGGTTAACTTGGTAGTCAGGACAGGATTCGAACCTGTACGATGCATTTCTCTTGCACCTCGGAATTAATGGCCTCACGAAATTAATTATTTCGTTAGCTTACTTGCTGCGTCTATCCAATTCCGCCACCTGACTATCCCTAGATTACTGAGCAGTAGCAGTACTGTCAGTCGCAGGGAAAAGCTCAGCAGTAGAATCTACTACAGCTGAATCAACAGGCTCAGCTACATTTTCAGTCTGAGTTTCTGTGGTGTTGTTGCAGGCGGTAAGCATAAGACCGACAAGCATTAACATTGCGAACATGTTTTTCATAACTTTGTTTTTTAAATTGTTTAACATGATTAAATATAATAACAAATTGTTGAATTGCCAAATTATTTTGATGACTTTTCTATAACTTATTTGTTGTGATTCTAACAAGATTCGAACTTGTAACCTACTGCTTAGAAGGCAGTTGCTCTATCCAATTGAGCTATAGAACCAAAATTATAAGGGGCTACCTGCTTAAGTGTCTAGATCACTTTACAGCCGATATATCTTATTCTCCCCTTTCTGTACCTCGAGCCGGGATCGAACCGGCACGGCTTCATCAGCCACAGGATTTTAAGTCCTGCATGTCTACCTATTCCATCATCGAGGCATTATATTGATTTTATTTTATCTTTTAATTCTTCTATCTTTTTAAGCGTATTGTCATATTGATCCACAACATCTATTTTGTGAGGATTGGCCGGATGATATTGCCAAAGTTCATCTTTTAATTGTGAAAAATGAACCAAATCATCCAAAAGTAACTGCTCTAGTTTGTGCCTTGTTTCCATATATATAAATATACTAAATAAATGTTAAATTTCCAAATTATTTTGATGACTTTTATATGACGCTTTTAAATATACCTCTGCCCAAGAAATTCCACAGCTTGTTTGGCTTCTTCGAGGGAAATTTGAAAGAATTCCCTGTTAGTCGATACTCGATAAGAATCCAGATATCTGTGGACCTCGTTTTCTAATAAATCTCCATCGTGACACTTAAACGCCCATTCAACAATGTATGGTTGTGCTACACCCGTTGCGCTTGAGATTTGTTTAGCCCTAATCTCGGGTTTGCTTTTGGTATAA